TCAGGCGGCGAGCCCTGCCCACACTTTGCCCACATCTGCTGCTGTCGCGCGCTCGTCGAGCCGGTTCGCGACGTCGTCGAGGTCGTCGTCGAAGAGGTCGGCGTAGGTGTCGAGGGTCATGGCTGCGGACTTGTGGCCGAGCATCCGCTGCACCGCCTTGACGTGTGCGCCCGAGCTGATCGCGAGCGACGCGGCCGTGTGGCGTAGGTCGTGTGGGGTGAGCCGCTCGATCCTCGCCTCGTCGGTGGCGCGTGAGAACCAGGAGCCGGCGCCCTCGCTCGTCTTCGCCCGGCGGAGGAAGTTGCCGCTCGCGTCGCCGAACACGAGATCGCCCTTCGACTTGCCGGCGCACTGTCGCTCGAGCGCGGCCGCGAGGAAGGCCGGGAATGGGACGGTGCGCTTCTCCCAGGACTTCGGGGCGCCGACCTCGATCACGCCGTCGACCTCGACCGCGGCACGGTTCACGTGCACGCGCCGGCGCAGCATGTTGATGTCGGAGACGCGCAGCCCGATCGCCTCGCTCCATCGCAGCCCGCAGTACGCGAGCACGAGGGTGAGCGTCGCCAGCGTGTGGTCGTGCGTCGCGGCCGCGAGCCGGACGACCTCGGCATCCGTGAGGTACCGGCGTTCCTTCTGCGAGATCTTCTTCGGCAGGTTCCGCGCGCCCCGTGCGGGGTTCTTCGAGATCCGGCGATCGCGGACGGCGACGTCAAGGATCCCGGCGAGTACTCCGAGCGCCCGCAGCACCACGGTCGCCGACCGCGGCCCGGTCGTGTTGCGCCGGACGCGCTGCCGATCGGTGACGGCCGTGCCGGCGCTCATCTCTGAGATCCAGGACTCGACGGCCGACGGCTTGATGTCGCCGACCGGGGTCGCACCCCATCGCGGCTTCACGTGGACGTTCCACGACGTCTCGAGCGAGTGGTACGACGAGGGCTTCAGGCCCTTCTTGGTGAGCAGCCAGGCGTCGCCGAGCGCGCCGACGTCGACGCGCGAGTCCTTCGGGTCGAAGTACTCGCCGGTCGCCTTCGACACAGTGACCGAGGCGAGGAACAGCTCAGCGTCTTTCTTCGTGCGGAAGCCGCGCTTGTCGGTCTGCGACTTGTCCGGCTTCCGGTAGCGCACCCGGTAGCGGCGTCCCTGCGCGGTGTCGTACGGCGTGATCGATCCGGCCATGGTCAGGCGACCTCGACGCGGTGAGCGAATTGGCCGGCGCCCATCCTCGGGTCGACATAGACGGCGGTGTCCGTGCGCAGGAGCGTACTGCGGTAGACGACCACGAGCTCGTCGGGCACGTTGAGGTCGATCGCCATCGACGTCACGTGGCCGTCGCGGTGGCGCTCGGCCTCGGCATAGGCCTCGGGCGTGATGAGCGTCTGCGCGGCCCAGATGTTCGCGGCTGCCTCTTGCCGCTTCCGGATGAGGCCGAAGTCGGTGGGCAGGTGCCCGAGTACGTGGTGCCCGATCTCGTGGCACATGACGCCGCGGAGGATGCGGCCGCGCATCCCGGGCGTCAGGTCGATGTGGTTGTTGCCCGGCGCGTACCCGCTCCGGTGTATGCCGCGGCGCTCTCTGACCGTGAGGCCGAGATCAGCTGCGAGGTTCCATACGTCCATGCGGTACCCCCTCGGTGGGCATGGTTATGCGTTGTCGAAGTCCGCGTCGTGGCCGGCGGGGAACTCGTCGATCGACTCATTGGCGACCAAGTCGTAATCCTGCTGGTGACGTGCGACATTCTCCGCGCGCTGCATCAGCTCGACCTCGGAGACACCGAGCGCTTTCGCGATTGCCGAGATATCCCAGACGTTGAGGATGACGCGGCGGCCGGTCTTCGTGTTGCCGCCGTCGAGGCGGTCGGACATGTACTGCGACGACTTGCCGATGAGGCGCCCGAGCGCGCGCGACGAGAGCGACTGGCGTCCCATCTCCGCCTTGATCTCGGACACGAGAGCAGCTGCGAAGCGCTCGGCGAACTCGGTTTCGGTCATGAGCCCATCATGGCAGACTGCATGAATTTTGCACAAGCTGCATGACGAGGTTGACAGTGCATGAACATCCATGCGACGTTAACTGCATGGAACTTCATGCATCTACTCCCGAGGATGCGAACACCGCTCGACGCTTCGCCGATGAAGTCCGCGGCGAACTCGCTCGGCAGCGTCGCACCGCCGCGGAACTCGCTCTCGCGATCGGCACTTCTCAGCACACCATCGGCCGTCGGCTGAGCGGCGCGAAGCCGTTCAACGCCGTCGAGATGGTCCTCGCCGCACGCTTCTTGGGCATCGGACTTCCGGTGCTCTGGGAGCGGGCGACGGCCCCTCAGCCTGCCGAGGTGGCGTCGTGACCGCGTCGCACCTCGCGCCGTCGTCGTGCTTCATCTGCGGTCGCGCACCGCACGAGCCGCTCAGCGATGAGGACGGCACGCACGCCTACTGGTCGAACGCTGACGCAGACGCGGAAGCGGCCGAGCACGACCGTCAGGTCGTTGCAGCTGGCGGTCCGACCTATCCGAGCATGACCGACGTCGAGACCCTCGACCCCCGAGAGGCGGTGTACTCGTGAGCAACGTCACCCCGATCAAGCCCCGGCCGGTCACCGAGACCCCGCGCTACCTTTCGCCCGAGCAGGTCTGCGAGCTCGTCCCCGGGATGACGGTCGCGAACCTCAAGGACCTCCGCGCGTCGGGGAAGGGCCCGCGCTACAGCAAGCCGACCGGCGACCGCGGTCACGTCACCCTCTACCGCGAGGTCGACGTCGTCGCCTGGGTCGAGGCGGCGTTCGTGAAGACGCGGGATCAGTCATGACTTCCGGATCGTGGGGATCCGGAGAGCCCACTGGGGAGCGGGCGGAGGTGGACCGGGGCTCCGCTGGGGCGGCAGCTCCGGCCACCGGCTCCGCCCGGATCGTCATCGGCATGGCGGCGCTGAACCTCACCATCCTCTGCGTGGTGCTGGCCTGCTTCGCCGGCGTCGCCAACGGGCTTCTCGTCCTCGCCACCATCTTCGCCGCGGTGTTCGCGTGGGCCGCCGGCGCGTTCACCAGGAGCTTCTGGGACTAGACCACCGCGCGGCATCCGCACCTCTCACTCATCCATTCATCAGGAGTCACCATGTCAAGCACCACTGTCGTCCGCGTCGATCCGAAGACCTTGCTCGTCGGGCCCAACGTCCGCAAGGAGGTCACCCTCCGCCCGGAGTTCGTCGCCTCCATCCGTGAGCACGGCGTCCTCGTGCCGATCCTCGCCCAAGAGACCACCGACGGCCTCGAGGTCGTCGACGGCCAGATGCGCACCCTCGCCGCCGTCGACGTCGAACTCGCCGACGTGCCCGTGTTCGTGCAGCCGCCGACCGCCGACGAGGCCGCGCGCATCGTCGAGCAGATCGTCGTCAACGAGGACCGCGCCGGGCTCACCATGCCCGACCACGTCGCGGCGATCGCGCAGCTCGCCCTCGACTTCAAGATGCCGGCCGCGGAGATCTCGAAGCGCACCGGCGCGAGCAAGGACGCAATCGCCGCCGTCGTCACCACCTCGAAGTCAAAGGCCGCCACGGCCGCGGTTGGCCGCGAGGGCATCACTCTCGGGATCGCTGCGCAGATGGCCGAGGCCGAGCTGACCGAGGAAGAGATCGAGCGCGTCGCCCGGCAGGGCTACAACAAGGACTACGCGGTGCGGCAGATCGTCGCCGAACGCAAGGCCGCCGCCGAGGTCGCCCGCCTCACTGAGAAGGTGCAGGCCGACGGTGTCCTGATCGCTTCCAAGCCCTCGCTCGGCGAGTACAACGCGACCGAGAAAAACAAGCACCGGTATCTCGGCGACCTGGTCGACGCGACCACCGGCAAGAAGGTCACCACCGTCAACCACAAGACGTGCGCCGGCCATGCCGCATTCGTCGGCGTTCGCGGGTACGGCAACGCCGTCGAGGTTCACTACCTGTGCACCGACCCATCGAAGCACGGCCACCGCGACGCGAACCGCGCAACCCCCGTCAAGCTCACCGCAGCCGAGCGCGCCCGCAAGGAGATCGAGAAGCAGCGCACCGCCGCCTGGCCGACCGCGACCGAGGTCCGCCTGGAGTGGGTGCGCGAGCAGCTGCTCGCACGCCGCACCGCCCCCGCCGGATGGGAGCTGCTCGCCGTCCACGACTTCGCGCAGCGTCACCAGCGCACCTGGCAGTCCGGGGCCCGACCCGCGCTCGCGCTCTTGCAGCGCCCCGCCGCCGACAACGACTGGGGCACCGAGAAGACCATCGCCGACTGGGCGGCCGAGAAGCCGATCAACGGATGGCGCGCGGCGCTCGCACTGATCATCGCCCGCCATGAGGAAGAGATCGCGACGAAGGCCAGCTGGTCGAAGGCGTCCGCGACGTACCTGCAACTGCTCGCCTCGTGGGGCTACGAGCTCAGCGAGGTCGAGCAGGGCGTCATCGATGACGCAGCAGCCACCGCCGTCGCCGACGCGAAGGCCGCAGCATGAACCGCCTGCAGGTGCGCCGCCCGGCCACGCTGCGACGTCGCCCGCTGCGCGCTCGTCGGCTTGCTGTCGTGCACGACGAGCCGATGGAGTACTCGACGCAGCGTCCCGCACCCCGGTGGCTCGTCATCGGCACCGGAGCGCTCGGCGCTGGCGTGATCGTCGAACTGCTCGTCGGCCTGGTGGTGATGTACGCATGATCGCTGTCGGCCTGGACCCGTCGCTCACCTGCACCGGTGTGGCGATCGCCAACGGCTCCGAGATCACCACCCGCCGAGTGATGTCGCCGAACCTCGGCAAGAGCCTGCTCTCTCGCCGCAACCGGATCCGTCGCGCGGTCGAGGGCATCCTCGCCCCGATCCCGGCGCGTGTCGATGTGAGCGTGATCGAGGTGCCGCATTCGCGCCAGCAGTTCGGCGCGCAGAACGAGCGCATCGCTCTCTACTGGTTCCTCGTCGACCAGCTGCTCGCCCGCGGGCCTGTGGTCGAGGTTGCCCCGTCGCAGCGCGCGAAGCTCGCCACCGGCAACGGGCGCGGGACGAAGGACGACGTGGTCGCGGTCACCCGTGCTGCGTTCCCCGAGGCCCAGATCCCGGACGACAACGTCGCCGACGCGATCGCCCTCATGTGGGCCGGCGCCCGCTGGGCCGGCGACGAGACGCCCACCTACCTCCCCGGCCAGGAGGAAGCGTTCGCGCGCCTCGCCTGGCCGATCCGCTCCACGACACCGACCCACTGAGAGGAACTCACCACCATGGTCAAGCTCGCCCCCGCACTCCCCAAGGAGTACGACGACAACGGCCTCGAGTCGAACACCCGGCATCTGCTGGAGGTCTACACGAGCCAGAAGTACATTCCGATCGTCGCGCTCGTGCGCACGAAGGAGATCACCCAGAACGAGCACTTCGAGCGCGTGCCGAAGATCGAGCTCGTGCACGTCGAGATCGCTACGGACTCTGACGACGCCGATGCCGTGCGCGAGATCATCCGGCAGCTGCACGATGCCCGTGTCCAGCACATCAAGCAGCCACTGGACCTGCCTGACACCGAGGAGCCGCCCGTCCTCGCTCAGCCGCTCGAGCTGACCTCAGGCGGCGGCGAGTACTACGTGCGCCTCATCGACCAGGACGGCAGCAAGTTCTCGATCGAGCTGCACGCGGCATCCGGCGCGCTCGTCCTCACCCGCAGCGCCTTGCCGCGCGAGGACTACGGCGAACTCGTGCCCGGCGACTACCCGGTCGCGCAGCTCGGCGGCGAGATCGGCGAGCTCGCGACGCTGCTCGTCCAGGAGTTCGAGCAGGGCTTCACCAGCGACGACGTCGTCGACGCCGAGGTCGTCGACGAGGCGACCGCAGAGGACCAGGACGACTGATGTCTCGCTCTCGATTCGCCGACATGTCGCTGGCTCTCGCCGTCGTCTGGGGCCTCATCGCCATCAGCTTCGCGCTGTTCGGCCAGTGGGTATCCATGGCGGTCGTCGGGGGCGCGGCAGTCGTCATGTTCGTCATTCATCTGATCCAGAACCACCACGAAAGGAAGAGCAATGGGCGATATCGGAAAGCCCCTGAAGCACATCGAGCTGGAGCCGGTCGAAGCGCCGGCGACGGTGCCGGAGCCCGCGCCCGTCGAGGCGCCCCAGGAACCGGTGCCGGCATGAGCAACCCGTTCGCGCGCGGCGGGATGGTGCCGTCGTCCCGGCAGGCGATCGAGTCGATGGTGGCGCAGATGCTGCAAGGCGGCTCCGGCGCGATCCAAGTCTCCGGCACCTACGTCGCCCCTCCCGAGGGGCCACCGAAGCCTCGTCCCGCCGGCGAGTTCGACGGCAAGCAGGCGGAGTTCGCGCCTGGTGTCGTCACGGGCACGCGGTCGTTCGAGGTCGACAAGCTCGGCCGTCTGCTCGGCGTCGCTTACAGGTCGGTCTGGACGCCGGGAGAGAACGTCGCGAAGTGCATGGAGCGGGGGAACCCGTTCATGCTCTACGACCTCGACGACCGCCCGCAGGTGCGCGAGTCCGCCCGCTCGGCTCACTCGATCGCCGAGTGCGCCCACGGCTTCTACGGGTACTACGAGGGCTCGAACGACTACTACGAGTCCGGCCGCGTGATGGGCGTCATCGAAGCCTATGGCGAGACCATCATCGGCTCTCGCGGGTTCCGCGCCTCGAAGGCCCGGATCGTCGCGCTGCACATCCCGTCCGAGATCTCGTTCGGCCGACGCCGGCTGATCACTCGCAACTACCCGGGCCTCGCGATCTTCGACTCGTTCGACGCGATGGTCGCCGAGTTCCCGCCCGATGACGCCGGCCACGGCCTCAACCCCGACAACGACCCCAAGTTCTGGACCAGGAAGGCATGACCATGAGCAACCCCGCACCCATCACACCGATCGACGCACGCGTCCCGAAGTCTCTCGAGATCAAGGAGCGCCTCGTCGCCCGTCGAGCCGTGCTGAAGGCCGACGCCGAGTACATCGCCGGTGAGATCCAGGCCATCGACAGTCAGCTGCTCGAGCTGCTCGGCGGCGAGGTCGGCACGCACGACATCGCCGGCACAAAGGTCCAAGTTCGCGAGTACTCCCGCCTGGACACGGCATGGATCGAGGAGCAGTACCCGCCGTCGCAGTACCCGCAGCTCTACAAGGTGACGACCGCGGTCGACAACGTCGCGGTGAAGAAGCAGTTCGCGCCGAACGTGCTCGAGGAGCACCAGGTGCGCGGCGCGAAGTCGGTGGTGATCAAGTGACCGTCGGCACGTTCACCACTGCGAAGGCCGGCGACAAGCTCGAGCAGATCTCGGTGAAGCGGGACGGCACTCGCCTGACCCGCGTGATCCAGCTGCTCAGCGCACCGTCGCTCTCGTCGCCGGCCGCGTACCGGATCCTTCGCAACGACGCCCATCCGCACCGCGTCGGCAAGACGGCATCGATCCGTCGCGCCGACCTCGAGCGCAAGTACCGCGCGGCCTGACCGCGCACCGCCGCAACGGCATACACCCGGGTTCGAGTCCCGGGGCGGCACCAACCCAACACCGAAGAAAGGACGGGGACCATGGCCACATACGCGAGGGGCGAGTACGTCGTCGCAAAGCGCAGCGGCTCGGGCGCGCTGTACCAGGGGTACGGGCGCGTGTCATACGACGCCGGCGCCGAGCTGGAGATCACGAGCATCCGGAGCAGCGGCATGCTGAACGTCCGCCACGCTGGGGGCGGTCGCGTGTTCGTCGTCGGCGCCGATGCCGTCCGGCCCGTGCCGCGATTGATCGGGCAGATCCCCGAGGGTGGCATCGCCCCTGAGGATCCGCGCGTCGCCTGGGTGTTCGAGGACGCCGGCCGGATGGCCGACCGCCTCGGGCTGTGCAAGGACTACGACCGGCTCTGCGACGCACTCGGCATCCCGGGGCGGGTGCGCTCGTTCACGATCTCAGTGTTCTCTGCCGAGGGCATCGAGGTCACGGCGAAGGTCCAGGCGCGCAGTAAGCGCCTCGCTGAGATCCAGGTGCGCGAGCAGCTCTCCCGCACCGCGGCCGCCGGGCCGATCGCACTCGAGGCGGCACGCGCATGAGCGTCGGCGGCATCCTGACGGAGATTGGTCGCGAGCGCGGCGCGCAGGACGCGAAGTGGGGCGCACCGAAGAACGTCCCCAACGGCACCGGTCTCGACGGAAGTCTGCTCGGCTACTCGTTCGGCGAGCTGCGAGACATGCTCCAGTCCACCGTCGACCGGCTGGCCGAGCGCCGCGAGTCGACGATGGCGGCCGTGCTGCTCGAGGAAGTGTTCGAGGTCCTCGCGGAAGACGATGACGAGCGCGTCCGGGAGGAGCTGATCCAGGTCGCAGCCGTCGCCGCGAAGTGGGTCCAGATCATCGACGAGCGCAAGCAGGCAGGTGCGGCATGACCTCCGTCGAAGACCTCTACCTCAACGTGATCAAGGACGGGATCACGCGGCATCCGCGGTCGCTGCAGAAGCGCATCGGCCCGTCCGAGATGGGTCGGCCGTGCGATCGCTGGATCCTCCACAAGCTGAACGGCGACGGTGAGCCTGACCGTGGTCCCGCGTGGAAGCCCGCTGTCGGGACCGCGATGCACGACCAGCTCGAGCGGTGGTTCGATGCGGCGAACCGTGGCGGGGGAGAGGTCGATCGCACGGAGTGGATCACCGAGTGGGAGGTGACCGTCGGGACGATCGGCGGGCAGCCCATCACCGGGCACTCCGACCTGTACCACGTGCCCACCGGCACCGTCATCGACCACAAGGTCGTCGGCCCGAAGCAGCTCTCGAAGTACCGGCTTCACGGTCCCAGCGAGCAGTACCGCGTGCAGGCTCACCTCTACGGCAAGGGCTTCACCGACGACGGGGGTTGGGGACCGTGCCGCGCCGTGGCGATCGCGTTCCTCCCTCGTGATGGTGAGCTCTCCAGCGCCTACTTCTGGAGCGAGCCGTACAACGGCCACATCGCGGCCGAGGCACTGCTCCGCACGAACCGGCTGCACACCATGCTGACCGTCGTCGGGATCGACGCTGCGCTCGCCGCATCGCCGCTCTGCGATGACCAGTGGTGCACCTGGTGCCGCGCGGAGAAGCGTGCTCAGGACCGTGCCGCGGGTGCGTCGCTGTTCGACATCGGCGAGCTGCACGTCGTCCCCGAGCCGGTCACTCCCGCCCCGGTGCGCGCGCTGCCGGCCTTCGCGCCGCCGGTGCCAGAGCCTCGTCCGATCGCGCTCCTCTGCGACGACTGCGGGCTTCCGCTCGCACCGTCCGTGGTGGCCGATGGTCACACGATCCACCCGTCCTGCATTCCCGCATTCCCGCCGGCCCCTCGGCCGGTTCCCGCGACGCCGCAGCCAGCGGCGCTCGCACCGGTTATCAACCTGTTCGACCGCTGAGAAAACCAACCAAGGAGAAGACATGTCCCTTTTCGAATCCAGCAGCAAGGGTGTCAAGTTCGACACCATCGGCGCCAGCATCCAGGGCACCGTGAAGTCGGTACCGCGTGAGCGGCAGCAGACGAAGTACGGCACGCAGGAGCCGGACTTCTGGCCCAACGGCGACCCGAAGATGCAGATCCTCGTCGACCTGCAGACCGAGCAGCGCCTCGACCCGAACGACGACGGCGAGCGCACGCTCTATGTCGCGTCGAAGAACATGAAGAAGGCGATCGGTGAGGCGATCCGCGCTGCCAACGCGACGGACATCGCACCGGGCGGCGTGCTGACCGTGACGTACGTCGGGAACGACCCGGCGTCGAAGAACCCGGCCAACCCGGCGAAGCTCTACCAGGCGCGGTACACGGCGCCGACGTCGGCGTTCGTGGCGCAGCAGCCCGCGGTCGCGGCACCCGTTCAGCAGCAGACGATGCCGCCGCAGCCCGCCGCGAACGCCTACGTGCCGCCGGTGCAGCAGCAGGCACCCGCGTTCGTGCCGCAGCAGGCGTTCGTCCCGCAGCAGCAGCAGGCGCCCGCTCAGGTCCCGTCGACGCCTCAGCCCGTCCAGCAGCAGCCCGCACAGGAGCCGTGGGCGGCATCCGCCGCACCTCAGCAGCACGCCGGCGGGCTCACCAGCGATCAGGTTGCGCAGCTGAACCAGCTCCGCGCGGCCGGCATCCCCGAGGCGACGATCGCGACCGCGATCAACGCGTCGCCCCAGGCGATCGCGACGTACGACAACACCCCCTTCTGAACGAAGCGCCCGGATGGTCGCAGGCACGGTTCGACTCCGCGCCCGGGCACATGAGCACCAACAACACGGATCACCCGATCATCGTCATCGCACGCCACCAAGGCACCTGCTCGGACTGCGGCGGCCAGTACGAGGGCGGCGACCGCATCACCCGCCCGAACCACTTCGAGCTCTGGAGGCACGCCTCGTGCCCGCGCACGAAGTTCGACTTCGACCCGGGCGACGTCTGCCCCGTCTGCTTCACCGTCCGCGCCACCTCCGGAGCCTGCTCATGCTGATCTACGTCGCTGGCCCCATGACCGGCCTGCCCAACTTCAACTACCCGGCGTTCCGTGCCGCGGCCGCGCTGCTCCGCGAGGCCGGTTTCGACGTCGAGGACCCGTCGACGAACGACAACCCGACGCCGGACGACTACCACGGGTGGCTGCGGGCCGGGCTCGCTCAGCTGATCCGCTGCGACGGCGTCGCGCTGCTCGGCGGGTGGGAGGCGTCTGGCGGCGCCCGCCTCGAGGTGAACGTCGGAGCGACGCTCGGGCTGCGCGTCGCACCGCTCGCCTGGTGGCTCGCCCACGCTCGTAAGGAGAACGCCGCGTGACCACCCTTCTCGCCACCGCACTCGAGCTGCACGCGGCCGGGCTGTCCGTCGTGCCCGTCGCTGCCGACGGCACGAAGCGACCCCGGATCGCGTGGAAGGAGTACTCGGCCGCGGCCGCCGACGAGCCGCAGCTGCGCGCCTGGTTCGACAACGACCTGGAGCAGGGCGTCGGCCTCGTCACCGGCTTCGGCGACGTCGAGCTGCTCGAAGTCGAGGGCGTCGCCATGCCCATGATGGGCGACGTGCTGGAGCTGCTCGACGGCACCGGCCTCCGCCCCCTCTACGACCGCCTCGTCGCCGGCTGGTCGGAGCAGTCGCCCTCGGGCGGCTTGCACCTCATGTACCGGGTCGAGGGCGGCGCAGTCCCCGGCAACCAGAAGGTCGCCCAACGACCGAAGGCCGAGCCGCCGTACCGGGAGACGCTGGCCGAGACGCGCGGCACCGGTGGGTTCGTCGTGCTGGCTCCGTCTGCCGGTGCCGTGCACCCCACCGGGCGGCCGTGGCTGCGTCTCGTCGGCGGGCCGACCGCGATGCCGACGATCACCCGCGAGGAGCGCGACCAGCTGCACGCCGTCGTGCACGCCGCGCTCGACACGATGCCGCCCGAGGAGACTGTCACCAGCGGGGGACCGGTCGACGCGAAGTGGTCGACGACGTTCCACGCGGCCGCCGGCGACATTACCCCGGGTGACGACTTCGAAGCGAAGACCGACTGGTCCGAGATCCTCGTCGGCTGGGTGCACGTGTTCTCCCGCGGCGCGACGAAGTACTGGCGCCGGCCCGGCAAGAACGACGGCATCAGCGCGACGACCGGCCACGCTGGCGACCGCGATCGCCTGTTCGTGTTCACGTCGTCGACGGAGTTCGAGCCCGAGGTGCCGTACACGAAGTTCGGCGCGTACACCCTGCTCAACCACCGCGGTGATCACGCGGCGGCGGCGAAGGCGCTCGCCGACGCCGGCCACGGCTTCCGTGCCCCGCGCGAGCTCACCCCGGCGACGCGCACGACGTCGACCGGCACGCAGATCGCCGCCGTCGGCGCGACAGCAGCCGCGACGGCTCCGGCCGCGACGATCGGGTCGGACAGTGCGGACCTCACCGACGACGGCAACGCCCGCTTGCTCGTCGCCGAGTACTCGGGCGAGCTGCGCTACGTCCCGGATGCCGGCAAGTGGGTGACCTGGGAAGGCACCCGGTGGGCGTGGCACCCCGACGACGGGCCCGCGATCGAAGCGGCCCGCGACGTCATCCGCCGCATCCCGACCGACAACGCACACCTGAAGGCGTGGCGGCTGAAGTCGATGCGTGCCCGCGCGATCGCCGACGCCGTCCGCCTCGCCCGCTCGGCGCCGCCCATGCGCATCGCCGCATCCCAGTTCGACCGCCACCCGTGGCAGCTGAACACTCCGGGCGGCGTCGTCGACCTGCGCTCCGGCGCGATCGCCGCCCCGACGCCGGCACTGTTCCACTCGAAGCAGACCGCGGTCACCCCCGACGCGACGATGAAGACCCCGCTGTGGGACAGGTTCCTGCAGACCACGTTCCAATCGAACGCGCCGCTCGAGCGGTACATGCAGCGCCTCGCCGGGCTGATGTTCATCGGCGAGGTCATCGAGCACGTCCTCCCGTTCGCGCACGGATCCGGTGGCAACGGCAAGGGCGTGTTCGCCGAGGTCCTCTCGGCGATCGCCGGCGACTACGCGACATCCGCCCCGCAGGGCTTCCTCGTCGTCGGCCCGACCAAACACCCGACCGAGCTCGCGATGCTGCAGGGCCGCCGGCTCGTCATCACGTCCGAGATCAACGAGGACACCAAGTTCGACGAGGCGAAGATGAAGGCCCTCACCGGCGGCGACACGATCACCGCCCGATTCATGGGGAAGGACTTCTTCGACTTCGCCCCGTCGCACACGTTCCTCCTGCTCGGCAACAGCCAGCCGAAGGTCGAGACCGGTGGCGACTCGGTGTGGCGGCGGCTGCGGCTGATCCCGTTCACGCACTCCGTGCCCGACGCCGAGAAGATCGACAACCTGCAGACGCGGCTCGTCGACGAGGAGGGCCCCGGCATCCTCGCCTGGATCATCCAGGGCGCGGTCGACTACGCCGCCGATGGACTCCGCACACCCGACGTCGTCTACGCGGCGACCGACGCCTACCGCGCCGAAGAGGACCAGCTCGGCCGGTTCGTCGAGGACCGCTGCCGCGTCGGCGGCGGCGACACCGCACGCGTCGAGATGAGCGAGCTCCGCAAGGCGTACGACGCCTGGTGCCGGGAGCAGCACGAGGACGCCGTCACGACCACCGCGTTCGGCCGGTCGCTGAAGCAACGGTTCGACATCGGCACCGCGAAGTCCAACGGCCGCCGCTTCTACACGAACGTGATGCTCTACGCGCCCGAGGTAGAGGACGAGGGCGACGACCCGCGCGAGACCAGGTGGGACCAGCGATGAAGACCAAGGCCCCGCTGTTCATCAACTGCCCGCGCTGCAACCGCCGAGTACTCGAGGTGCGAGAGGACTTCGAGCTCGGCGTGCTCGTCGGCACACCCCGCCTCGACGCCGTGCAGCTCAAGCCCGACCACATCGTCGCGTGCATCATCACCGGCATCCGGCTCTGGCAGATCCAGGAGCGCGCTGGCCACACGATCACCAGCGGCCGCTCCCGGTGGTGGCCGCGCGAACCGGTACCGGGCTTCACGGTTCCCGAGCACTCCTGCGGCCGCGTCTGGGATGCGCCCGCCATCGACCTCGCACCCGACGAGATCGTCTACCCCGACCAGCCACCGTTCTGAGGAGATCACCATGACCATCACCCGCCCGCACGTCTGCGAGATCGCCCTCGCGATGGCCGAAGCAGACGACCACGGCAACGTGGCGATCGCCATCTCACCCGGCCTCCCGTTCTCGATCGAGGAAGCCCGCGAGTTCGCGGCCGAGATCACCGCGGCCGCCGACGAAGCTGCCACCTACCGCGCTGAACAGACCGCTCGAGGTGAACGATGACCGAGGAACGCATCGTCCCCGTGAAGGCGTGGCTACGTCCCACCACCTACCGCGCACTTCTGCAGCAGGCTCACCGGCGCGGGCTCGCTGACGTCGGCGACCTGCTCGGCCGAGTCGCAGAGCAGATTGTCGCACCACCAGCGCTGCAGAAGCGCCCGCGCGCGTCGAAGTACACACCGGCCGAACTCGAGCAGCGCCGCACCGCCCGGCGCGCTGCGTTCGCTGCCAACACCAGCGACCCGCGCCACGGCACCCACAACGGCTACGTGAACCTCGGCTGCCGCTGCGACCCATGCCGGGAGGCGTCCGCAGCGTACGAGGCGGCAAGGAAGGCACGATGACCACCATCCCGCTCGACGCGATCGACCCCGACGCCGCGTACCGCGAGTGGGTCGACCGCTTCCTCTGGCACGTCGACCAGCTGCCCGCCGTCGTCGAGACCACCGGCACGATCGCCCTCGCCGTCCGCGGCGTGCAGGCCTCGCAGCTCAAGGAGCGCGTCACCGGAGGCGGCTTCTACGACAACATCCCGCTCGTCGACGGCCCCGAGTCCCGCAACGCCCGCGCCGTGTGGGACGCGCTCCGCGGCTACCTCGTCGTCGCATCATCCCGCCTCGGCCTCGAAGCACCCACCATGCCGGCAGGACTTCCCGACGACGTCGAACTCGCCCGCGAGTGGGCGTTCGCCGCCAACGCGTGGCTCTCCGACGTCGTGCACGAGATCCAGTCCTGGCCCGACCTCGACGAGCTCGAGGAGCAGCTCTTCCGACTCATCCGCCGCGCCCGCCACCGCCTCGACACCCACACCGCCCGCCGCACCCCGGCCGAGCTCTGCACCCGCTGCGGCGAGAACGGCGTGATCGTCGACTGGATCGACGGCCCCGGCGGCCAGGCGCTGCTCTCCAAGGTCTGCGTCATCTGCCGCACCAACTACACACCCGCGGCCCCGGCCGCACCCACCGAAAGGACAGAGTCATGACTGAACCGACCCTCACCACCGAACGGGAAGCGCTGATCGACCACGCCCTCGCCCTCGCATCGAAAGGCGTGCAGGTCAACGACGGCCACACCTACGGCGTGCACGCCCACGACCTCGTCGACTATGCCGATACGATCCGGGCGCTCGTCGAGATCCTCCAGCGCGAGTGCGAGATCGAGTACGGCATCCGTGGGGACGTCGACTCGCCGATGGCATCTCGCGAGGCCGCAGAGCAGGCGATCGAGCGCATGGCGAAGGCTCCGCGCGGATACCGGCTCACTCGCCACCTGGTCGAGCGCCGAGTGTCGCCGTGGGCGCTGGTGGGAGCGGACCAATGAGCGACGAGGCCCGGATGATCACCGTCCGCAACCCCTGGGCCTGGGCCATCATCCACGCCGGCAAGACCGTCGAGAACCGCACGACGAACGTCGTCGGCGACTACCGAGGCCCGCTGCTCATCCATGCCGCGAAGGCTTACGCCGACGACTGGAGCTCGCCCCTGCTCGCCGGCATCATGAACCGCCACGAGGGCGTGCACCAGGAGCCGCAGCCCTGGCACGACCACGCCGGCATGATCATCGGCGTCGTCGACCTGGTCGACTCCCACCCCGTGGACTCGTGCATCAAGCAGCAGCGCGACGGCGACTGGCTCGTCTGCTCCGAATGGGCAGAGCGCGCCGGCCACCACCTGGTGCTCGCGAACCCGCGCGCACTCGACGAACCGATCCCGTACACCGGCATGCTCGGCCTCCGCCGCACCGACTTCTTCGTCTCCGGCGACTGGCTCGGCCAGTACATCGACCCGCGGCACTCGTCATGCACGCCGTACGGATGCCCGCCCTCGTGCTACTCGGAGCCCGTCGCTCGACTGGTGGCCACGTCATGACCGTCGCGACCTCGCTCCGCGAGCAGCTGCAGGAGCACACCGACGTAAGCTCCACCCGCGCATGGGCCGCAGGCGACAACGCCGCCATCCCCGGCGACTGCTGGCGCGCCTGCCTCGCCTCGCTGTTCGAGGTGCCGATCGCCGACGTCCCGCACTTCGTCGCGCTGCACCCCGACGTCGACGACGGACTCTGGCCGACGCTCGGCCCCCAGTGGTGGCGCGCCTCGATCGAGTGGGTCGGCAAAGTGCGCCCCGGATGGACACTCGCCGCATGGGACGTCCCCGACCCCTGGACGCCGATCTACCCGCTCAACAGCGACGCACCCGACCGCGTCATCCTCTCCGGCCGCAGCACCCGCGGCGACTGGTCGCACGCCGTCCTCGTCTGGGACGTCGACGGCGCCCTCGCCCACGACCCGTACCCGGGCGGCACCGGCGTCCGAGCACCCTACGCCGACCGCATCACCATCATCCGGAAGGAGCAGAACCGATGACGAGGACACCCCCGAGGCCGACGCTGCCGCCGTGCGCTCGCTGCGGCATCGCCCACGACCTCATCTACACCCGCGCTCACCGTCGCGAATGCGACCGTCCGGGACGTCGGGAGGAGCGCCGGGCGCAGCGCGAGAAGGAGCGGCTCGCGCGTGCCTGGCTTCGCGGCCGCCGCCGTCCCATACCACCGACGATCGGGCCGCGAGGCGGCGCCGGCGACTCAGGAGCGGCCGACCGATGATCGAACTCATCCAGCTCGCACTCACCGCCCTCCTCGGCGTCGGCGTGCTCATCCTGCTGCTCGACGACCGGCGCCGCTGATGGGTGCTCCGGCCGGCGCGCTCGTGAAGCTCTACGTCGACTCCCGCCACCCACTCGACGTCGGACACGTCGTCATGACCCAGACCGGCCGCCGCTACCTCGTCCAGACCCGCCGGCTCCAGGAGCGAGGCAAGTGGGCCGGCATCCGCCAGCACCTCACCGCGATCGTCCTCGCCGACGACGAACCGACCCCCGAGGATGCCCCGGTGCTCGAGATCCGCTGGTACCGCCGATGATCGACGCGCGCGACGCCGCCGGCGTTCCTTGCATCACCACCTGCCCGATCACCGTCCCGCGAGGCTTCCTCGTCGTGGCCGGCGCCGAGCTGCACGAGTGGCAGGAGCGCCTGCTGCGCGCGCGCGGCTTCATCATCACCGACCAGGAGCCCCGCCCATGACGATGCTCAGCTACCGCGAAGCAGCCCACCGCGTCCGCCGAGCCCGCCGCACCATCCGCTACTGGAAACTCCAGGGCATGCCCATGAGCTGGGAGCTCCGCGGCGGCCAGATGGTCCGCGTCGTCGACGAGGACACCCTCATCGCCTGGTGGGTCGAGCGCATGGACAACGACCCTGTTTGGCAGAACCGGATCCGCGCCAAGATCCGTGACCGCGAGGACCCGACTTCTACATCTCCAAGCACCGCGACCCCATCGTCGACGGAGCGGGGATAACCCCGTTTTGACTTTCCCGAGCTTCTACACACGCCCATTTCGGGTCGCATCCTTCGAGCACCGGTTGAAGCTTCTTTCTATCCACACCAGTGGAGAGCCCCCAGGCCGCGGAACTACGCGGATGTTGTTCGTTCTCCACATCCTGTGAAGAACCTTTTCCACAGGAGTCCGAACACCCATACCGGCGTTTCTCCGCGCGCTCTCCACACTCTTATCCACAGGGGACGTTGCGTACACATCGCCATCAGTGGATTCTTGATTTCGCCACCGGTGACGGTGGCTGCTGATACAAAAAGGAGCGGCTCCGAGACGCCAATCACGGGAGCCGCTCCATCACCCACCAGCCTGAGGAGGCAGCGATGAGCGGTTTACAGCCTAACCATGGATCCGACGGTGCGAATCAAATCGCAGAGGCGATCCGACGCGAAGCGCGCAAGTCGAGAGTCAGCCAGGCGCGCTACGCGCAACTGGTCTTCGACCGCTACGGCTGGGAGCCGGTCCGCATCGCCGAAGCCCTTGAGGTCACCACCGACCTGGTGGTGCGGCTGCTCGCCGCGGACGGTGTCGTGAGGTGCGTCGAATGCTGCTTCAACCTCCACGGATCCTGCATGGGCGAACTCAACTTCGACCTCGAAGGGATGAGCGCTCCGTGCGGCTGCGGATGCCGACACGCCGATCGCGAATCAGAATGTTGACACGGCTCCGTTTGCCACCCCTACATTGATGGTTGTACAGGTGTCGGACGCAGGACGCCACACCGATCACTAACGTTGAGGGCCCCGGAGCAGACCGCTCACGGGGCCTTCGACGTCACCGACCAAAACGGCCCCGACGCGCGCTACCAACACACGCCGGGACCTAACCCCTCATCGACTCGAGATCGATTGGAGGGCTACGTGGACTCTATCCGCGAGCCCGGACACGGCACCACCGCCGTCAACCGCCGCAACATCACCCACCTCCGCGACCAACGCGACCGCGCCGGCCTCCTGCAGCTCGCCGACACCCTCGCCGCCCAGACCTACCCCGACGCCGCCGAGCTCGCCGACGAAGCCCGCGCGGCCGCCGACTGGATCGACGAAACGACCCCGCGCACCCACACCGCCGGCGACGCCGCCACCGCCCGCGTCGGCGACATCCTCCGCTACAACCACGACGGCCGACCGCGCGAGAGCGTCATCAGCACCATCGACGGCCGCACGGCCACCACCACCCACGGCGATACCGTCGCCCTCTGATCCCTCGACCGGGAGTCCGAGCACCCCAGCGGCGCAGAAGCGTTGTCGGTGGCGCGCGCCTGCTCCTCCCGGTCGAGGCCCCCGACCGGTGTCAACGCGAGCCCCGCCATTGGTCGCGAAGGACTCCCTCTTCGGAACCGCCCGCTGACTCTTCGGGCGAGGAGTACCTGCACCGCACGAGGGGCGCCAGCCACACCCGCCGGCGCCCCTCGAACACCCCACCGCAAACCGCGCCCTGAAACCCCGCCCTGCCCGCCCGAGCGGAGGGCGCAGTTCCACCACCAGGGCGCAGTTAGGGCGCAGTTGAAAAAGCCAACCGGACCCTCAAACTTCCCCGTCATTCCGCCGAACTACCCACCACAGGGCGCAGTAGGGCGCAGTTATCTGAATCGCCACAGCTCTTTGATTAGTAACTAAGTGACCTGGCTATACGCGCGCACGGCACGACCAACCTGCTCAGCCACCCAAACTGCGCCCTGCCCGACCACCAGGAGGCACCCCGACGTGAGCAGCCAGCGCACCAACACCCGCCGCGACCACGAGCTCCGCCAAGCCTTCTTCGAAGAAGGCCAACGACTAGACGCCGCCGGCGACCCCGAAGCCGACTGCTGGCTCTGCCACCAACCCATCGACTACACCGCCGCCCAAGGCAGCACCCCCGACTCGCACAACCTCGACCACCTCCACCCCGTCTCCACGCACCCCGAGCTGCAATCCGACCCCGACAACTTCCGCCACTCGCACACCCTCTGCAACCAGCAACGCGGCGCCGGCGCACCAGCCCTCGACCTCGGCGAACAGATGCCGCCCTGGTGGCTATGACGAACGGAGATCCCATGACCCTCCCGCACCGCATGATCGGCTCGCCCCTCGACATCGACCCGTCGCCCGAGCACCGCGCCGCACTCGAGGAGTCCCGGGCAGACCGCCGCCAGTTCGAACGTGCCGACATCACCGACGGCCCGCACCACGTCCTCGTCGACGAGCGCCAGACCGGCAAGACGCACCTCTCCATGCGCTGGCTGCTCGCGGCGCCCGACGGCGTCACCCGCGTACTCATCGTTCCCTCGGCGCAGATGGCCGACCACTTGCGCCGCGAGTACGACCTCCGACCGCGCGACCAGCGCATCATCTCCGTCGACCAGCTGCGACGTCAGGGCGGCGGACACGCCGGCGTCGAGTACGGCATCGATGAGACCGTCGAGGTCCTGACCCGGCTGCTCGGCCTCCGAACCTCCCCACGCCTGCTCAGCGTCTGCACCGCCACCGATTGGCAGGCGTGAGACCCCCACCCCTCGGAAAATCCAGCATCCCGGCCGGGGGCGGACCACAGCCCGGGGGAGTGGTCCTCTCTCCCCGGGCATTTTTGGGCACCCCCATCGCGCGCACGCGCAGGAAGTGAGGCATCCGCATGGCCGATTCGACCGTGACTCGCCTCGAGGTCACCTCCTTCGACGTCGCGGAGCTGCAGGTGTTCCATCGGAACCCGCGGCGCGGCGACGTTCGGGCGATCGCGGAGTCTCTCGCGTCGCATGGCCAGTATCGGCCGATCGTCGTGAACGTCGGCACGCACACCGGACGCGCGAACGAGATCCTCGCGGGCAACCACACCTACCTCGCGGCGTGCTCGCTCGGATGGGCGACCGTGCAGGCGACGACCGTCGACGTCGACGACGCGACCGCGCACCGCATCGTGCTCGCCGACAACCGGCTCGCGGACCTCGGTGCCTATGACGAGGTCGACCTCGTGGCCGCGATGAGTGCCGCCGGCGACCTCGCCGGGACCGGGTACGCGGCGTCGGATCTCGACGAGCTGCTCGCGCAGCTGTCGACGCCGGTGTCGCTGACCGATCCTGACGACGTGCCGGCGCTGCCGGATGCCGACTCTGCGATCTCTCGCGCCGGCGACGTGTGGATGCTGGGACCTCACCGGCTCCTGGTCGGCTCGTCCGGCGACCTCGAAGCGGTGCGCGCGGCGATGCCCGCGGGCGTCCTGTGGGATTGCATCTGGACGGACCCACCGTACGGGGTCGACTACGTGGGCGGGACCGGCATGACGATCCAGAACGACGGGCCCGCCGCAGCGATCGCCGTGTCGATCGCGTTCCTCGAGGTGGCCGTGCAGATGGCCCGCCCGGGCGCTCCGGTCTACGTCGCTCACGCTGACGCGCTGCGCGTGCCGCTGCAGACGGCGATGGAGCACCTCGGCATCCGCTACCGCCAGACCCTGATGTGGGTGAAGGACCGGTTCGTCCTGTCGCGCGCCGACTACCACTACCAGTCGGAGCCGATCCTCGCCGGCGAGATCGACGTCGAGCGCGACCATGATCCGATCGCCTACGGCTTCGCGCCGGGTGGCGAAGGTCGCCTCGGCCGCGGCGGCCCGCACTGGCACGGCGACAACCGTTCGGCGACCGTGTTCGACGTCCGCCGTCCGTCGCGCTCGGCTGAGCACCCGACGATGAAGCCCGTTGAGCTCGTCGAGCGGATGCTCGTCAACTCGTGCGCGCCCGGTGCCTGGGTCGCTGATGGGTTTGGCGGTTCCGGTTCCACGCTGATCGCCGCGCACCGGCTCGGCAGGAAGGCGTTCCTCGTCGAGCTGGACCCTGCCTACGCCGACGTCATCTGTCGGCGCTTCCAGGAGCACACCGGCATCGTCCCCGTTCGTGACGGTCAGCCGGTCGACTTCACCACGGTCGACGCATGACCGAGCGTGAGCAGTGGAAGATCGCGCTCACGCTCTTCAAGGCCGGAGCGACGTACGAGGAGATCGCGCCGAAGGTCGGCGTGAAGAACGCGGCCACCGCGCAGCGCATCGTCCAGAAGGCGATCGACGCGTCGACGATCGCGCTCGATCAGACCGCGTCGCGCATCATCGACCTTGAGCGGCTGGAGACCCTTCACCGGGTCTACTGGCCGAAGGCTCTCGGCGGCGATGTCGCCGCGTTCGACCGTGTGCAGAGGATCGCGGAGGATCGCCGGCGCCTGATCGGTGAACCGACGCGCATCAAGAACGCGATCACCGACGCGCTGGAGAAGTCGCTCGGCGCGCTCGATCTGCAGGACGCCGACGAGGCGCTCGTCGCGTCATGTCGGCAGGTCGCTCGTCAGATCGATCACGCGGTCGCGAATGGCACCTCGCTCGAGGCGACGAAGGCCCTGTACCTGCTGCCGCACCTGTGGAACGGGTTGCGCGAGCTCGGCGCGACGCCGGCTGCGCGAGCTGCTCTGCAGGCATCCCTGCCCGCGCCGGATGCGCCGGCCGACACGGATGCGCCGAAGGGGGGTCCCGTTGACCTTGGTGACTTCAAGCAGCGGCGTCGCGGAGGCGGAGGAAGCTGACTTCACCGGCCTCGTCGGCTCGGAGGAGCCGCGGCTGTGGACGCGCCCGCTGCGGCCGCTGACCGAGGAGACGTCGCTCGGCTTCGAGGTGATCGAGTTCGCGCTCGTGTTCCTGGGCATCGCGCTGTACCCGTGGCAGAAGTGGTTGCTGATCCACGCGCTCGAGCTGAACGTCGATGGAACCTTCCGTTTCCGTCGTGTCATCGTGCTCGTGGCGCGCCAGAACGGGAAGAGTCTGCTCGCTGCGGTGCTCGCCGCCTGGTGGCTGTTCGTCGATTCCGACCGCTTCGAGGAGCGGTTGCCGCCGTTCCGTTTCAAGGTGCTCGGCACGGCGCAGAACCTCGACACCGCGCAGGACGTGTGGAACCTCACCGGCCGCTGGTGCGACCTCGAGAACGACGGGCACGTGCCGGCTCTCGCCGCCCTGGTGCAGAAGGTCCAGCGGAAGAACGGGCAGCCCGGCATCTACCTCCGCAACGGAGCGCACTACGAGGTCCGCGCTGCGTCTCGGAAGGGCGGCCGCGGCAAGGCTGCGGCCCGCGTTCTCATGGACGAGATGCGCGAGCAGCAGACGTTCGACGCGTGGGACTCGGTCGCGCAGACCACGAAGGCCATCTTCAACTCGCAGCTCTGGGGGATCTCGAACGCCGGTGACGTGCGCTCGGTCGTCCTCCGCAAGCTGCGCGCGAACCTGCTCGTCGAGATCGAGGAGTGGCTGGCGCGCGGGCTCGACGAGCTCGAGGCCTACGCGAACGGCGAGATCGCCGCATCCACCTCGGCGCTGTTTGAATGGTCGGCTCCTGACGGGTGCGCGCTCGACGACGTCGACGCGATCCTGCAGGCGAACCCGAGCATCGGGCACGGCGAGATCACTGTCGAGATGTGCCTCCAGGATTCCCGGGACATGCTCGAGGCGAGCTACCGCACCGAGGTGCTCTGCCAGTGGGTCACGTCGAAGGTGCATTCGTTCATCTCGCCGAAGGAGTGGAGGCCGCGGCACACTCGCGTCGCTGACATCGAGATCCCGCGCGGGGCCCGCACCGTCTGGGCGATCGACACCTCGACACCTGACCGCTCCACCACCTGGATCGCTGCGGCCGTCATGACCGCTGACGGACGCCCGTTCACCACGGTGCACGCTCGCCGCGCCGGCATGCTCTGGGTGCCCGACTACATGGCCGAGCTCGCCGAAGCCTCCGGCCACAACGAGGTCGTGATCCAGGCGCGGGGCACCGCGGCGGTGGAGTTCATCGAACCGCTGAAGGCGCTAGGCATCCAGGTTCACGCGCTCGACGGAGGAGCGTTCGCCATGGCGACAGGCCGGATGCGCGATCGCGTCCGCGATCGCCGCCTCGTCGTCCTCGAGCAGCCTCCCATCGATCTCGCGATCGAGGGCGGCGTCGTCACCCAGTACGCGGAGAACCTCGCCTGGTCGCGGCACAAGTCGCAGCCGATCGACATCGCGGGACTCGTCGCGATGACCGAGGCGCTCTACGGGCTCGAAGTACTCGAGCCCGCCCCGCCGGTCGTGATCCCGCCTCCGCCTCCGAAGGCGACGACGCTGCAGCGCGCTCGAGGCGGTGATGACATCCGGGCACGGGGCGAGAGCCTCCGCACCCTGCAGTTCTGAAAGGAGGCCCGGCGTGGCTAAAGAAATCGGCTACCAGACGACCTCGCTCCCGACGTGGGCGGCGCTCGCTGGACAGGCGCACGAGACGAACGCGCAGCTGGTGTGGCCGCTCTCGATCGAGGCGTACGACAAGATGCGGCGGGAGGAGCCGCAGGTCGTCTCGGTGCTTCGCGCGATGATGTTGCCGATCCTCTCTGCGCGCTACCAGCTCGAGCAGGGCAACGCTCGCGACGAGGTCGTAGAGCGCATCGCAGCCGACCTCGGTCTCACGATCAAGGGCAAGGACCCGATCCCGCCGCATCGCACGCGTGGCCGGCTGTCCTTCCGGGAGTACCTGCGCCTCTCGCTGCTCTCGCTCGTCTACGGCCACTCGGTCTTCGAGCAGGTCTACGAGCCGGACGCATTCGGACTGCTGCGGCTTAAGAAGCTGGCATGGCGACCGCCGCGCACGATTTCGCAGTTCATCGTCGCACCCGACGGCGGGCTCGAAGCGATCACGCAGCACGGACTCCTGTCGGGCCAGCGGAGCGCGGTGAAGATCCCGATCAACCATCTCGTCGTGCACGTGAACGAGCGCGAGGGTGCGAACTGGATCGGTCAGTCGCTGCTGCGCTCGGCGTACAAGATGTGCGTGCTGAAGGATCGTGTGCTGCGCGTGCAGACGATGTCGATCGAGCGCAACGGTCTCGGCGTGCCGGTCTACACGAGCGCGCCCGTTCCCACCGGCGCGGATCCGGATGCGCACAAGGCGTGGGTCGAGTCCGAGAAGGACGCCGGCCTGCAGATCGCGCAGGACTTCCGTGCGGGAGACGACTCCGGTGCGTCGATCCCGCACGGCGCGAAGCTCGAGCTGCTCGCCCTCACAGGCAAGCTCCCGGACACGAACCGACCGCTGCAGTACTTCGACGAGCAGATCGCCCGTGCCGTGCTCGCTCACGTCCTCAACCTCGGCGGCGACGACTCGACGGGGTCCTACGCTCTCGGTGACACGCTCGAGTCGATCTTCACGAACTCGCTCAACGCGGTCGCCGCGGAGTTCGTCGACGTCACTCAGCAGCACGTGATCGAGGACTACGTCGATCTGAACTGGGGACCGGACGAACCGGCACCGCGGCTCGTCGTCTCCAAGATCGGCGCAGAGAATCCGGTCACCGCGGATGCGATCCGTGCTCTCGTCGACGCGAAGGTCATCACCCCGGACGAAGCGCTCGAGGGTCACATCCGCGAGCTGCTCCGTCTCCCCGCTCGGCTCGCCGAGATCATCCCCGACCCTGATGGCCCGGCCGTGACGCCCAGTGGTACCGACGAGCTCGTCACCACGATCGCCACCGCGACCGACGCCGAGCAGGCGCGCTTCGCCGCGGAGACGCTGCAGAAGGCGTACCTCGGCGTCGACAAGGTGCTCACCCGCCGAGAGATCCGAGAGCTCGTGCGCCGCTCCGGCGCCGACATCGACCCGGACGCCGCGCCCGACCAGGAGCCAGACCCGGTTCCCATCGTTCCCGAGGAGGAAGCCGCATGAACCCCTTCAAGCCGAACCGGCCGCCGGCTGCGGCACTCACCGCACGCGCCGAGATCCCGACTCCCGTCGTGGCGAACGGTGTCGCGACGCTCCGGCTCTACGACGTCATCGACGCATGGGGTGGCGACTGGGGTGTGTCGGCCGGCGAGTTCAACGCCGCGATCGACGCGCTGCCTGACGGCATCACGGAGATCCGCCTGCTGATCAACTCGCCCGGCGGGGAGGTATGGGACGGGCTCGCGATCCTGAACGCGCTGCGATCGCATCCCGCGCGCACCGTCGCCGTCGTCGAGGGCATCGCCGCATCCGCCGCGTCGTTCGTCGCGGCAGGCTGCGACGAGATGGTGATGTCGCGCAATTCCGAGGTCTACATCCACAACGCGATCGGGTATGCCTCCGGCGACGCCGAGGTGATGCGCGCTGCCGCTGAAGACCTCGAACGGCTCGACCGGAACATCGCGTCGATCTACGCGGAGAAGTCCGGCAAGAGCATCGAGTACTGGCTCGCTGAGATGCCGAAGGACCGGTTCATGACCGCCGAGGAGGCGCTCGAATCCGGGCTCGCCGATCGGATCGAAGGAGCCGACGCTGCACCCGTCGCCCGCGCGCGCTTCGACATGTCCATGTTCGCGCGGCCTCGAGGCGATCGCTCGCCGCAGGCCACGCTCCCTGAACTCCCGAGCTCAACCGAGCCGGGTGACCCCAACCGAAAGGACGATCTCGTGGCTTACGAAGATCTGACGGCTGGCCTCCGCGAGCGGCTCGGTGTGACCGAGACCGCCCTCACGGATGAGCAGCTCCTGGCCGCGCTTGACGAGTCTCTCGCCGAGCGCGCAGAACCCGACGAGGCGGCCGCCCCGGCGGCCGAGGCGACTCCGGCCGCCGCCCCCGTCGCCGATGGCTCGGTCGTCGTCGAGGCCGGCGCCTTCGCCGAGCTGCAGCGACAGGCCGCGCTCGGCGCGACCGCCCACGCGACGCAGCAGACTCAGCGCCGCGAGGGCATCGTGCAGAACGCGATCAACGAGGGCCGCATCGCCCCCGCGTCGCGTGAGCACTTCCTCGCTCTGCTCGGGAAGGACGAGGCCGGCACGGTGGCGGCTCTCGCGTCGTTCCCGAAGGGCACCATCCCCGTGGCCGAGATCGGTCACAGCGAGTCGGAGGCCGTCACCGACAACCAGCGTCTCGCCGCGAAGGCCGGCTGGGGCACGACCAAGAAGGAGGCCTGAGATGGCTGACTACCTGCCCAAGTTCAACCCCGGCGCGCAGGTGCCGCTGACCGTCGGCGCCACGCCGGTCGTCGGCGGACGCCTCGTCGAGGTGTCGACCGCGAACGCGATCGTCCCCTCGGGCGCCGACTCCGCCAAGGTCCTCGGCGTCGCCGCGGAGGACGCCGCCGTCGGCTCTCGCGTGACTGTGTTCGCTCGCTCCGGCGGCGTGCACCGGCTCACGGCATCCGGCGCGATCGCCGTCGGCGCGCGCGTGGTCTCGGCCGCGGCCGGGAAGATCGCGACCATCGGCGCCGGCACCAACGCCATCGGCATCGCCCTCGAGGCCGCTGCCGCCGACAACGACGTCATCGACGTCCTGTTCATCTGAGGGAGATGACGTGTCCTACACCTACCCGGTGAAGCACCCCGAGGGGACTCTCACCACCGCGGAGCTGCACCTGCTCCTGTCCAACCCGACCGTCATCGCGCACCGCGTCGCCGAGCTCGCCGACCAGAAGTTCATCGCGGACTTCCTGCTCTCGGGCCGCTTCTCGGCGCAGGGCGGCGGCGTGTTCTACGAGACCGGCGAGCAGATCTTCGCCGGCGAGGACCCGGAAGCGATCTCGCCCCTCGGCGAGTACCCGACCGTGGTCCTCGAGTCGGGCGAGGTCGTTTCGGCTCGCACCGTGAAGTGGGGCCTCGACTCCGTGGTCAGCGACGAGAAGATCGCCCGCCAGGGCATCGCCTACGTCAACCGCGGCATCACCCGCCTCGTCAACACGGTCGTTCGCCACGTCGACCGCGTCGCGATGGCCGTCATCGCCTCCCGCGTGACGAGCACCTTCGCGTCGCTCGAGACGTGGACGACCGCAGGCAGCGCGGTCGAGGCGCTCATGACGATCCAGGCGGAGCGTGCGGCGCTCGGCTTCGGCATCGACCTCGACACGGTCGTCCTGCGCCCGGCGCAGTACGCGAAGGTCATCGGCATGCTGATCGACGACAAGTCGCTCCCGCGCGAGTCGGGTGCCACGGCGATCCAGGGCAACCTGCCCGTCGACGCGCTCGGCCTCACCTGGGCGACCACGCCGCACTTCCAGGGCGCGAACCCGCTCCTGGTCGACCGCGAGCAGCTCGGCGGCATGGCCGACGAGGATCTCGGCGGTCCGGGCTACGTGCGCACCGAGGCGTTCGGCGTCGAGGCGAAGACGATCCGCGAGGAGAAGCCCGAGGGCTACACCCTGCGCGCTCGTCGCGTCACCGTCCCCGTCGTCACCGAGCCGCTGGCCGGTGTCGCCCTGACGAACACGGGCCTGTGATGAGCGCGCTCATCGTGACGGCCGCAGTCGCCGTCCTGCCCACCCGTGACGGCCGCGAGCAGTACCTCTACGAGGGGGCGGTCTTCGACTCCGACGCGATCACCGAGGAAGGTATCGAGCACGCCCGCACGCAGGGCCTGATCGACGACGCCCCCGAGGTCGTGGAGGAGGAGCCGATCGAGGTTCTGACGCAGGCCGACATCGACGCCGCGGTGAAGGACGCCGAAGAGGCGAAGGACGCCGAGCTCGCGGAAGCGCGCCAGGCGGTCGTCGACAAGGCGCACGAGGTCGCGGAGGCGGCCAAGCAGCTCGAGGCCGACAAGGCGGTGTTCGAGACGGCGCAGGCGGATGCCAAGAAGGCCGAGGCCGCCAAGGCTCCGGCCGCGAAGACGACTGCTGCGAAGCAGTCCTGATTGAGGGGAGCGATGATGCCGATCACACACGAGGACATCAGCTCGGACGAGGATCTCGGCCGGCGTGTGCTGGTGCGGGCTCGCATCATCGCTCCCTGCCTCGACACCCTCGACGCGGAGGACGACACCGGCAAGGATGCGATCGCGATCCTCAAGGGCGTGATCGCCGCTCTGCCCGCCGCCGGGTACGAGCGAGCGAAGTCGTTCAGCCGCAACGGCACCGCAATGACGTGGCGGGAGATCGACGCCGCGTTCAGCGAGGACGCGCGCGTGTCCCTGCAGTCGCTCTGCGGCGCGGATAGCGCTTCCGGGCTACCGCGGGGCCACTTCCCGAAAGCGCGGCCTCTGGCGCGCGTCTGGCCCGAGGGGGAGTACACATGAGCTTCCCCGGAGACTTCTTCTTCCCGGATGTCGTCGATGTCCAGGACCGCACAGCCGGCGCCGGCATGGGCGCCGGGCTCGGAGCCAAGCGGCGATTGCGCTCCGAGACGATCGACGTGCAGCAGCTCGTCCGCGATGACGACGGCCAGGAGGTCGTCTCGTCGTCGCGGGTGACGGTGCCTCTCGAGTCGAATGTGTCGGTTGGCTCCCTGGTCACGGTGTGGCCGGGCGGATCCGCCGAGCGCACAGCACGAGTGCTGCGCGTCGGCCGTGATGAGAACCCGCCGCCGCTGCCCTCCCACCAGATCCTCTGGCTGGAGTAGGCCGACATGGTGCGAGAGCTCAATCCCGTCCTGTCGATGGTTGAAGCCGCCGCGCAGGACGCTATGAAGGAAGCCGCCCGCAAGATCCTCAAGCGCTCGAATCAACTCGCGCCGAAGGACGATGGCGACCTCCGCCGCTCAGGTCGCGTCGTCGTCGACGACCTCAGCGTCGCGGTTCGCTACACCGCCCCGCACGCGGTCTTCCAGCACGAGCATCTCGACTGGGACCACGACGACGGCGGGGGAGCGAAGTTCCTCGAGATCGCAGCTGACGAGACCGACATCGCCGAGATCGTCGCGGCGGCGGTAGAGGAGGCCCTCGATGGCTGACGCACCCGCGAACCTGACCCTCGACGTCGAGCTCACAACTCGGCTGGCCGAGATCCTTGGACGGGTGCCGACGTTCGAATGGCGGCCGCACGGTCCCGCCTACCAATCGTCCGAGGTCGCGATCTTCTACGGCCGCGTCCTCGACACACCAGACCGGGCAATCGGCGTGCGAGTCTACAGCCCCGCTGACGAACCTCATCTGTCCCGACGCCGCGTGCAGCTCCACGTACGTGGCCGCCGCGACGACATCGCCGACGCCGACCGGCTCGCCGATGTTCTCTTCATCGTGCTGGACAACCGTCTCCGCGGAGACGGCATCGCCAGCATCATCCGCACCTCGTTCTCGCAGCTCGGTGCAGACAAGACCGGTCGCGAAGAGCGCACCGAGAACTACCTCATCACTCTCGACAACCTGGAGGCCTCATCATGAGCAACCGCGTCCCTCTTCCCGCCGGCACCGTCCTCGGGAAGTCTTTCGAATACGGCATCGACTGCAACCTCGGCACGCCCGGCGCGCCCGTGTGGCAGCCGTTCCGACGCATCAGCGCCTGGCAGCCGACCCACCCGCCGGTGAACACCGACGTGCAGACGTACGACGACATGGGCAGCCCCAACGAGGAGGTGACCGGCCGCGGCTTCGCGACCTCGTTCACCATCCAGGGCAACCGCAACGTCAACACGGGCCTCTACCTGCCCGAGCTGGAGGCGCTCGTCGCCGCATCGAAGGCCAAGGGTGAAGGCGCCGTCCTCGACGTGCGCTGGTACCACAAGCCCGAGGTCGGCACCCCGAACCCGAACGACGCCGGTCGCGCGCTGGTCACGGTGGAGATCACCCGATCGAACACCGACAACTCGGGGATCGAGGTGAAGTCGGTCACCCTCACCGGCAAGGGCGAGTTCGAGCCCATCGTCAACCCGTTCCCCGGGTGGGGTCTCACAGCTCCGCTGATCACCACGATCAGCCCGGCTGGCGAGGTCACTGGTGGCCTCATCACCATCACCGGCAGCGGCCTGCTCGACGCGACCGCGATCACGATCGACGGCGACGTCGTATCGGAGTTCGAGGTGATCAACGGTGCCTCGATCATCGCGGTCCTCCCCGCTGGTGACGCCGGCGCCGTGCCGGTGGTCGTCACGACCGCAGGCGGCGCGTCGACGCCGTACACGTTCGAACGCGGCGCCTGACGTGCCTACCGCTTCCGACTTCGCGTCGTGGGCGGTGCCGGACCTCGTCATTCCGCTGGGCGACCGGGAGTACATCATCCCGCCGCCCAGCGTGGACGACATGGGCAAGCTGATCGCCTGTGCCGTCCGTGGCGAGGTCAAGCTCGGCATCGTCGACGGCCCCATTCCCGACCAGGTGCAGGCCGTGCTCGACACCATCTCACCGGACGAGCACCCCGCCCTCGGCGAGGCGACGTACGCACAGATGGTCGCCGACGGCGTGCACCCTACGACCATCGACCGCATGGCCTACTACTCGGTGTTCTTCTGGACCCGGGGCAAGGACTACGCAGACGGACTCGCTGTGCTCCTGTGGGGGCGCGAGGAGTCCGAGCGGGCGGAAGCCGAGGAGCCGGCCCCAAAAGACTAGAGACGGCGGAGGACTGGGCGCCCTACGCGGCGCCCGGTGCGGTGCTCGGGCCGGACGGCTGGTACTCCGACTATCGGCGGCCGCCAGCCAACCTCGCCCCCGAGCCCTCCGCTCCGCCGTCGACAGCGAAGCCCTCCGACATCGACGGGTCGTGGCTCGCGCTCGTGCTCCACTGGCGCATCGTCGTCGCCGAGCTCATGGAGCGCGGCGTCGATCTCTACGATCCGGCCGTCCGCGCCCGGCCCTGGCCCGGCGTCCGCACCCTGATCTTCTCGCTCCTCGACACCAGCCCCCGGCTGCGAGCAGCCCTCCGAAAGGGGAACGATGCCGAAGCTGACGATCGCTGACCTGGAGCTGCTGTTCACCGCGAACACGGACCGCGTCGCGAAGGCGGAGAAGCAGGTCCTCGCGATCGGCAAGAAGATCGAGTCGAACCCGATCAAGGTCGGCGCCGATCCCAAGGCCGCGCTCGACGGGATGGACCGCGTCGAAACCGCGGCGAAGAAGCTCGTCTCTGAGCGTGCCGTGCTCAAGCTCGACGCCGACGTCACCCGTGCAGAGAAGAACCTCGAGCGGGCAGTCAACCGTCTCGAGGACCTGCACGTCCAGGCGGAGGGTGGCCTCGACGTTACGGCCGACGTGAAGCGCGCCGAGGCGTCGATCCAGCGCATCGAGCGGATGCTGGACGGGCTGAAGAGGGCCCGTACCGCCGTCGACGTGGAGGTGGACGAGGAGCCCGCCGAGACGGGGCTGAAGCGCTTCCTGTCGCTGTTCAAGCGGCGCACCGAGGAAGCTGGAGATGAGGGCGGGCGTTCGCTCACCCAGGGGCTCGACGCCGCCACCCGCGGCGCGGGGCAGAAGGTCGGCGACGTCGTCGGTGGCGACATCGAAGACACGCTCATCGACGCCCTCTCCGCGATCCCGATCGCCGGTGGAATCATCCTCGGTGGGTACGCGATCGGCAAGGCCATCACTGGCGCGATCGAGGATGGGCTCGCCGTCGAGAAGAACACCGACCGATTGCAAGGCCTCACCGGCATCAGCGAGGCCGACGCGCTCCGCCTCGGCCGCGCATCGGGGGAGGCGTACGCGAACAACTTCGGCGACTCGATCGAGTCCAACATGGACGCGACTCGCCTCTCCCTGCAGTTCGGAATCCTCGACCCGTCCGCCACCACCCGCGACGCCCAGCTGGTCGTGCAGGGACTCGCCGGCATCTCGGACGTCCTCGAGGAGGACGTCCGCCCGACCGCTCAGGCGGTCGCGCAGCTGCTCAGCACAGGCCTCGCGCGCAGCGCACAGGAGGCGTACGACCTCATCGCCGCCGGTGCCCGCAACGGACTGAACCGCAACGAGGACCTGCTCGACACCCTCACCGAATACCCCTCGCTGTTCCAGCGCCTCGGGCTCTCCGGCGAGGAAGCCCTGGGTCTGGTGTCGCAGAGCATGAAGGCCGGGGCGCGCAACAGCGACCTCGCCGCAGACGCTCTCAAGGAGTTCCAGATCCGCGCGACCGACGCGTCCGAGGGATCCGCGGACGCGTTCGAGGCCCTCGGGCTCAACGCCGAGGAGATGACGGCGAAGATCGCCCGCGGTGGGCAGGAAGCGCGAGACGGACTCGCCGAGGTCCTCACCAAGCTCCGCGAGACGGAAGACCCTGTGCTGCGGAACGCGGCGGCCGTCGGGCTCTTCGGCACCCAAGCCGAGGACCTCGGCCAGTCGCTGTTCGCGATGGATCTGTCCACCGCCGTCGAGCAGCTCGACGGCGTGACCGGATCCGCGCAGCGCATGTTCGACACCCTCGCGGGCAACGACGCGTCAAGAATCGAGCAAGCACAGCGGAACATCGAGGTCGCCGCAGACGGCATCAAGGGCGCGCTCGCGTCCGTGTTCGCCGAACCTCTCGGCGACTTCGCAACCTGGGTGTCGCAGAACCGCGGCCCGATCTTGCAGTTCTTCCAGGACCTCGTGAACGGTGCGATCGACTTCGGGATCTCCGCGACGGAGTCCTTCGGCTCGTTCGTTTCCGGACCTCTCGCCGAGATGACCGACGGACTCGCCGGCCTCATCGACTTCTTCAACGGCGCCGAGGAGCGCCCCAAGGAACTCGATGACCTCGCCGAGAGTATGCGCGGATTCGAGTCCACGACGGATGACGCCGTGCAGCGACTGGAGGAGATGCGCGGGCAGTTCAACGAGTTCACCGACCCGCTCGTGCAGCTCGGCTTCGTCAACGACGCCGCCGTGCGCACCGCGGAGGCCGTCGCCCAGATCGGCACGGCGGCCGACGGCACCTCGGCGTCGACGTCGCAGATGGAGTCTCAGACGCGGACGGCGGTCGAGGCGCTGCAGAACGAGCTCGAAGCAGCGGCCGCAGCGGGGGAGTCTCAGCAAAATCTCACAGATCGGTACAACGCGACAACGGAGGCGCTCGTCGCGCAGCTGACCCAGATGGGGTACACCGACCAGGAGGCACGCGATCTGATCGCGACCTACGGCGCCGTCCCCGAGCTCGTCCAGACGACGATCGATGCGAACACGGAGACCGCGCAGGCCAAGGTGAACAACTTCATCGAGACCAACCAGCAGCGGAACCTCCGCATCAAGGTGATCGCAGACGGCTCGTCGTTCGTGATCCCCACCGTCACCGGTGGCCGCACAGTGACGGCGCAGGCCAGCGGGTCGGTCCTGGAGTTCATGGCCCAGGGCGGGCTCACGCCGATGGCGCCGCTCGCGCAGATGGTCCCGCCGAACACCTGGCGGGTCGTCGGCGACCGGTCCGACGTGCCGGAGCTGTTCGCCCCGCTCGACGGGTCCGCGCGCTCGTGGGCGCTGCTCATGGAGGGGCTGCGCCGGATGCCCGGTGTGATGCCCATGGCTGACGGCGGCGTTCTCGCGCCGACATCGGTCGCAGCTCAAGGGCGGCGAGGAGTGGCCGTCGAAGCCACGTTCGTGATGCCCGCAGGCATCGACGAAGACGCGCTCGTCCGCGCCGCGATGGCAGATCTCAACGACATGGTCAGGGGGGCCGAATGATCTCGGATCAGACAGTCGCCCGCATCGACGGGGTGTCGTTCTTCGGAACGCGCCCCGTCGACGGCTTCGCGCTCGTACGCATGGACGGGTGGAGCAGCCCGACCGCCGTGCGAGGGGAAACCATCGAACGGCCAGCTGCGGACGGCGAGTTCGACATGCCCGTGTACCGCGGAGCCCGCCTGATCACAATGTCCGGTTGGGCCCGCGTGACTGCCCTGAACGACCTCGCGGACCTCGAGTCGCGGTTCGCTGCCATCCTCGCGGATGGCAAGTCGGGGCGACTCGTGGTGAGCGAGTACGGTCGCACCCTGCACGCACTCGTCCGCGTCTACGGTCAGTCGACCTTCGCGCGCCGGGGGAGTACCCGCTACGCCGACTGGTCTCTCAAGCTCCGCGCCGCGGACCCCTGGCGATACGGCAAGCTCCGAACCTTCGCGGCCGGAGTGCCAGCTGCGCATGCTGGCAACGCTCCAGCATCGCCGGTCTTCACTGTCGTCGGCCCGCAACCCGCCTACTCGATCTCCGCGGGCTCGCGACAGTTCGCGGTGAGCACTGCCCTCCCCGCCGGATCGACCGACGTCATCGACCTCTCGACGGGTTGGGTGCGGCGCAACGGCGCGGTGCTCGTCGACGGGGTATCGCGGGCCGAGACCTGGACGATCCCGCCCGGGCCGACCGGCGTGATCCACGGATTCTCGGGGACGGCATCCCGGTTCTCGGGCGCGGTGCGCGACACACACACCTAGGAGGTGAGCGAAGATGCGGCTGCAGATCCATAGCACGTTCACCGGCGCCCACCGGTGCCGGCTGACGCCATCCGCCGGACCATGGACCCGACGTCTGACAGGTGGGAGTAACGCGCAGCACACGTTCCTGCTGAACGCCGCCGGTTGGCCGCTGTCGCCCAGCCAGAACCGGGACGTCTTCGAGGACACCCGCAACACGGTCGTCGTCGCTGACGACACCGGAGCGGCGTATGCGGGCATCATCCAGCGCTCAGACTACGCACGCTCGAACGGGGCGCTCAAGGTGCGATCGGTCGACATCCGGTCGATCATGAAAGATCGCCTCCTGCACGGAGTGAACGCCTATCCGCTGGGCAACCTGACGATCGTGAACCGGTCGAACGAGGGTGCGGTCCGGGCGATCCTCCAGCGTGCGATGCAGTGGGGTCCACTGTGGGAGTTCCCGCTCGACCTTCCGCCGGACGGTCCCGGCGACTTCAGTGCCGACTGGCGCAACTACCAGGGTATGACGATCGAGGACTGCCTCAACGCGGTCGAGGAGCGCGGCGTCGAGATCGACTTCCATCCGACACTGAATGCGCAGAACGTCCTCCGGTGGCAGGTTCGGGTCGCGCCGAAAATCACGAGCGGAGCGTTCGACCTGCCCGTGACCTCGCCTAAGTCGCCCATATCGAAGCTGAGCATCGCGCGTGATGCGTCGCGTCGACTGACGGGCGCGATCGTGTTCGGCAACGGCATGGACGAGGACATGGTGACCGCCTGGGCGGGTGTTCCCGGGTTCACGATCCCAGTGCGTGACGCCTCGCGGTCCGCGAAGGACGAGCGGGATGCGGCGCAGCTGCAGCAGATCGCGAACGCATACGTGGCGGAGTCTGCCGACCCGATCGAGGAATGGTCGTTCACGGTGGACACGACCAAGGTGCCGCTTCCCAACCTCCTCCCCGGTCGAGTGCTGAACCTCGACGTGCGTGGGGATAAGTGGATCCCCGACGGGTCGTACAGAAAGCGCGTGATCGCGCTTTCTGGCGACGCGCTCGGACACGTAGTGACGCCGGAGGTGCAGGATGCTTGACAACCTCGGTGATGTCGCCGCCGCGCTGAAGTCATTGATCCGTCGCGTCCGGCGACTCGAGACAGCAACCCCGCTCCAGAACGCCGCCATCACCCGCGGTTCTCTGCGGGTCGCATCCGAGGAAGGGCTGATCGTCCAGGGGTCCGCGCTCGTCAACGGCCTCCTCTCCGTCCTCGGCCGAGTCCGCATCCACGGCCTCGGCCTCCTCGAAGTGCTCAGTCTCATCGACCTCCTCGGCAGCATGCGCGTCCGCGGCGGTGGCACCATCGATGTCGAGTCCGGCGGCGCGATCGTCGTCGGCAACGTCCGCATTCAGGACGGGAAGATCGCGGTCAATGGAAGCGCGATCGTCATCGACGGCGCCACCGGCAGAATCTCCGTCAACGGGAACGACATCGTCATTGACGGCGCCACGGGAAAGATCACAGTGAACGGCGGGTCATCGCCGGCCACGCTCGAAGAGGGCAAGATGTCATTCGGCACTGGCGGTGCCGTCGAAGCCGACACGAGCGTCGGCGGCGTGAAGATGACCGCGGGCGACGCTGTGGTCAACGCCGGTTCGACAGCGTCGATCCGGAAGGGATCCTCGTCGATCATCGTCGGAGCGTCGGGAATCACGATCAACCCGGCAGGATCCGGCGACATCGATCTTCTCGGAACCGTCCAGTTCGACCTCAGCACCATCCCGCAGATATCCGGAACGGGTCTCTACGCCGGGGCGCTGATCATCAACGGCAGCGGCTACCTCCGGCGATCTGACGGAACCTAGCAGAGGTGCTTGCTGGCGATTGCCACGATGATCATGCTCTCCCGGTAGTCCCCCATCTGCTCATCGAGTTGCTCGCCGTCAACGACGCGCACGTCTGCTTCGGGGGTGCCGGCGGCAAGCTGCTCGCATGCGTCCTGACCCGCCTGAACAAGCTGTTCGTCTGTCGCGTTCGGGATCGTGGTCTCGCGTCCGTTCGTCAGCGCCGTGCGCACGTCGGTCAGGTACTGAGCGTCTGGACTGACAGCACCCTCGGGTTCCGGCTCTGCCGTCTCGGCGGTGAGCGGCGCGGCCGTCTCGGTTGACTGCTGCCCGTCTGACGTCGTGTCCGTTGCCCCGCTGCAGCCCGCCAGGGTGAGAGCGCCGAGCAGCGCCAGACCGGCGACAGCGGCGGTGATGCGAGCGATCATGACTGGTTCTCCTTGGCGTACTGGATGAGGGCTCGGCGGATCACGACGGAGATGGTCTCGCCGTTGGCCTTCGCTGCGGCGTCTGCGGGTTCCCAGATCTCGTCTGCTACCCGGACCCGGCGGATCGGTGTCTCTGCCAGACCCAAACTGTAGCCACACTGTGGCACGAGTGCAACAGGAGATCCGCATGACTTCCCCCCTGCCTACCCGGCGATGCCGAGTCATCGACCCGGATGCCGCGATGGACGAGATCCGCGCGTTCCTCTCCGGCCTCGAAGCCGAGGGCGAGCGGCCGTGGTGCGAGGTCTGGTACCCCGCGCCGGAGCACCTCAGCGCCGCCGATTGGTCGGACTGGGAGGCGCGCCAGGGCGAAACGTACGACGCCGTCGAGCTCCTCGACGGGGAGATCGTCACCCTTCCGTCGTACGCCGAGCTGACCGGGGGTGCGTGATGCCGGTCTTCTGGCCGAACGGCTCCCTGTCGATGCCGACTCCGACCTCTGAGTTCAACGCCGCGCGGAAGAACCCGGTGACCGGGATCGTCCAGCCGCACAACGGCATCGACCTCGTCGGCTGGGCGGACGTCTGTTCACCGGTCGACGGGACGGTCACCTTCGCCGGTTACAACGGCGGCGCAGGTAATGAGGTGCGGATCCGCGCCGACGGCCCGACCGCCTTCCACGTCGGCGACGTCTTCCGCCTCATGCACCACGCGCGCCTCTACGTCCGCACGGGCGACCGGGTCACCGCGCGTCAGCCGGTCGGACGGATGGGCACGACCGGCAACTCAACCGGCGTGCACTGCCACTTCGAGACACACGAGTTCCGTCTCGGGAACCCGATCAACCCTCGCGACTTCATGCGTCGCGCCAACGCGAGTCCCGCCTCCGGTGGCGGGGGAATCGAGATCGTCATGGACAAGGAAACGTTCATCGCCTACCTGTGGGAGTTCTTCAAGTACCGCTCCCGCGACGGCGGCAACGAGGGCACGTGGGAGAAGGGCCCCACCATCTTCGAGCGCCTCAACGGCGCGCTCGATTCTCTCGGCAAGCTCGCGAAGCTGGTCAACCCGACTGACGAGTCCACGGATGCCAAGACGGGCGCCGGCGGATGGTTCCCCTTCCGGAACGCGATGTCGCGGTGGCTGATCTACCACTCCCGCATCGACGGCCCGGACGGCAAGGGAGCCACGATCCACGAGCGCCTCAACCAGCTCGACGGCAAGCTCGACAAGCTCGTGACGGCGGTCTCCGCGATCCCTGGTGACACCGTGAGGATCAGTCTCGACGCCGCGACTCTCGCGACTGCGCTCGCGGATCCAAAGGTCGGCGCGGCACTGGCGGGACCGATCGCGAAGGCCGTGAATGACGACGCCGCGAAGCGCATGGTGAGCTGATGGACCGCCACCCGGTACCCAAGGAGAAGCGGATCTTCCTCGAGGCGATCATCCGGATCATCGACATCATCGCCTACTCGATCATCGTGATCGGCGGCGGCTACGCCTTGTTCTTCACGCCTGATAGCGTGCAGCGCGAGTTGTCCGCCGCGGACTGGCTCGTGCCCATGTGGGCGGCCTTCCTTCTCATCGGAGGCGGCCTCGGCATGGTGGGCCGCATCTCCAGGATCTGGGTGCTCGAACCACCGGCGCTCGTCGCGGCGATCTTCGGCGCCGCGATCTACTTCGTCGTGCTCGGCGGGACGCTATTCCAGTCGGTGACCGCGGGCGTCGCAGCCGCGTTCATGCTGTACGCGACGATCCAGATGTTCCGCCGCTACATCGAGCTGCAGATCTTCGGCACCGATCCGAACGTGCATGGCTTCGCCGACCGCATGGCTGAGGCACTACGGAGGCGAACGGGCAACGTCGCTCCCCGAGAGGAGTAGGCGTGGAGAAGGCCAGCCTCGTCACCATCATCGTCGCCGTCCTCGGCGCCGGCGGCCTTGGGGCGTTCGCCCGAGAGATCGCCGACATCGTCTCGAAGGTTCGCCGCGGCGTCTCCACACGGGAGTCGAACCGCAAGAACGACATCATCGGCCAGCGCGACGCCGCCGTGGAACGCGCGAACGCTGAGCAGGCGCGGGCCGACAACGAACGGACGCTGCGCATCGCCTGGCAGGGATACGCCGGGATGCTCGCATTCCGCCTCCGCTCAAGCGGCATAGCACCCGACACCCTTCCGGACGACCTGGAAGACACCCTCAAGCCCAAGAAGACCTAGGAGGTCACCGTCATGCATCTCTCCCTTCTCACGAACCGCGCCTGGTGGCGCAGCGCAGGCCTGCGCGCCCTGTACACCGCTATCGCGATCGGGCTGCCGTACGTCGGTGGCGCGCTCATTGCAGACATCGCGTGGCTTACCGCGGCATCCGCGGCTCTGCTGGGCTTCCTCGCATCGCTCGCGACCTCGCTGGCGGGTCTCCCGGAGACGGAGGGCGTCAACCTGCCGTGGTGGCTCGCTGCCGTCGAGCGCGTCGTGAAGACCTTCGCGCAGGCCCTCGCCGCTGGCTTCCTCGGAGCAACGCTCCTCGCCGACGTCGCTTGGTCGACGGTCTTGCAGGCCGCGATCATCGCCGCATTCACCTCGCTGCTGCGCCTGATCCTCGCCACCCTCCCGAACGACCCGACTCCCACCGTCGTGCTCGCTCAAGTGGACGACGGAAGTTGGCGGCTGCCGGAAGAAACCGTCGGTGTCGACGTCGAGCAGGTCGCGGATCTCGCCACTCAGGAGCGCTACCCGCTGCGCCGAGACCGTCAGATCGACTAATGGCGACGTTCACCTACACCGGCACCTTGACCGACATCGGTCTCGGCGACCTGGACGGGTGGCTCCCCGAGATGACCGTCCGCCCGAAGGTCTCGGCCTTCGGACCAGACGGGCTGGTGTCCGATGTGCGCGTGGCCGTCGCCCTCACCGGGGACACGTTCTCGATGAATCTCACCCCGTCCGCAGAGCTCACCGCGGCCGCAACCCGCACGCCGAACGTCCTCTACGTCATCGAGGTCGGCCGGTACGAGCTCGCCGACGACCTCGTCAAGATCTGGCACGGGACCGAGGCGTGGGAGTTCACGGCGGTCGTCGGCGGCGGCAGCATCGGCGAGATGCCCGGCGTCACACCCGAGTCGCTCGTCCCCTTCGGCTTCGGCCCACCCGATCCGGACATGCCCGGTCTCTACTACGACGCAGACACCGGGATGATGTACGGCCAAACAGGAGGTAACTGACATGCCGATGATGCCGATAGGGAAGCCGCAGCTCGCGTCCGACGTGACCACAGCCGGGGTAATTAGCGCGCCTGGCTCCGCGGCCGGCGCCGCGGTCGATGCGCGCTTCCAGGGCGTCGCAGCTGAGATCATCGGGGCGGACCCGACCCTCGCCGCAGCCGCGGCGCTCAAGGTGGAGGAGTACGCGCCCGCGGCCGTGGCCTCGGCGCTATCCTCGGTCCTCACGCAGGGCGTCATGGCGGTGTCGTACGGCGACTCGATCACGCAAGTCGGCGGCTACCAGCCGTACGTCACCGCCCGTCTCACCCTCGCCGCGTACGTGAACCGCGGCGTCTCCGGACGGTCGATGGCGGACGGCACCGCGAACGGCGCGGGCACGGTGACCACGGTCCTCGCCAACAACGATCACGCCGCGTACGGGCTGGTGACGATCGCGGCGGGCACGAACGACTTCCGCCTGAACGTGCCCCTGGGGACGCTCGGCACGTGGGCGACGACACCGCTCGATCGCAACACGTTCTTCGGCGCGTACCGGACTGCGATCGACCACGTCCTCGCTCAGAATCCGCGGGCGCGGATCGTGCTGTGCACGCCGCTCAAGCGGAACAACGCCGGCTACACGGACGAGTCGACGAACACCGCCGGGCACAAGCTCCGCGACTACGCCCAGGCCGTCCGAGACATCGCCACGATGTACGGGCTGCCGATCTGCGATTGGTACGCCGACTCGGGGTTCAGCGAGCGCACCCTGGCCGCGCTGACCCTCGACGGCCTACACCCGAACGACGCGGGGAACGCCCGACTCGGACGATTCATGGGGGACTACCTCGCCTCCATCCTCGGCATCGTCCCGCCGAAGGTGCTCGTCTCCGACACGTTCACGCGCGGGAACGCCACGACACTCGGGAACGCAGAGTCCGGGCAGCCGTGGTTGCTGCAGACGACGACCTCGGCGACCTGGGGCATCACGGACGGGCGCGCGCACCAGATCGCGGGAACCACAGGGTTCTGCTCTGTCGACAGCGGCGCGAACGACGTGCGCGTGCGCTCGACACTGGGTGCCGTCCCGACGAGCGCGGGCGTCGGCGGCATCGCCGCCTGGGTCGGCGACGGCAGCAACGGCCTGTACCTCGTCGCCACCGCGACGTCATACGTCTTCGGCCGACGCTCCGCCGGAGTGAACACGAATCTGCAGACCCTGAACACCGCCCCGCAGGCCGGAGACGTGCTTGAGATCGTGACCGTCGGCACCGTGGTCCGGGCGCTCGTGAACGGTGTCCTCATCATCGAGCACCCGAACCTGACCGCCCCGGCGCCGACCACCAAGGTCGGCTTCTACGGATCAAATCCGACCGGCGGCCCTCGGTTCGACGACATCACCGTCTACGGACTCGCAGCCTGACTTCCCCCGCACCGCCACGGACCCCCACTCGCCCAGGGCGGGTGGGGGTCTTTCGCGTGTCAGCGGTCGCTCGGGTAGAGAGTGTCCTCCGCTGAGCCAACGCCCGCCGCGCATGCAATTCCATTTGCTCCGATCATGAGGCCACTATGCTCAGGGCGTGAAGAGAAAGACCGCCAACTACCGATACGTGCATTTTGATTCCGCCACCATCAAGCGGGCGGTGAGCGAGATGCAAGACATTGGCCGCGCGGAGCTGAAGGCGGTCGGTTCGACGCAGTTCACGGAGCCAGTACTCACCTTCAACATGATGTCTGTCGCTCGCTACGACGAGGAGTGGACATTCGATTCGATCGACGAGTTCCTCGCGGATCTGACGAAGGCTGGCGGTGACCCTATCTTCGAGGGCGCGACTGTATGGGTCGACTCAGCGCCGCCGCTTGCGGGAGACGGATCTGTGTTCCTCAGACTCAACCAATATCCCGAGTATGCCAAGGTCCAGGTGGAGGCTCACGAGCGGGCGTACATCGAGCGTGTGCACTCGATCTTCGGAGAAGCCGCCGCAACTCTGCGGAAGGAGCCGCCGGCGGTTCCCGAGCCTCCGACAGTCAGACCACGGATCTTCATCGGGCACGGGGGGGCGAGCACGGCATGGCACGACCTCCTGCATCATCTGAATCAGCAGCACGGGCTTGAGGTCATTGCCTACGAGACGGGGAGTCGAGCCGGGCACAGTATCCGCGACATTCTCGAGGACATGCTCGCAGAGTCGACCTTCGCGATCCTCGTGATGAGCAAGGAAGATGAGCAGGTCGCTATCGAGGGAGAGAAGCCCCGGTTCCGCGCGCGGCAGAACGTCGTTCACGAGGCTGGGCTGTTCCAGGGGCGTCTCGGATTCTCGCGCGCGATCATCGTGAAGGAGGACGACGTCGAGATGCTCTCCAACGTTGAGGGCGTGCAGTACGTTCCGTTCACCTCTCACATCCGCGAAACGTACGGCGAGGTGCTCGCCGCGATCCGCCGCGAGTTCGGCGCGTTCTAAGCCGATCGCACGGAGAGCACCTGCCAGCCGTCAGGCACCCTCGCCTCAAGCGCGGCCATGTCGTCGGCTTCTATCTCGCGGATCCCGTCGACGCGGCGAAACGTGCCAGTTGCTTCCATCTTCGCCTCACCCTTCAGCATCCGGACCGGGGACGACACAAGATCGAAGCCGGGTTGCCGCTGCGCGGCGAGTTGCTCGGCCACGTCCTCGAGTGTCGTCCCGATGACGTCGGCGGTGGCGGTCTCACGGGGGCGGATCATGGCGACGAGCATGGCCCCAGCTTACGAGCGGTGACGGATGCCGAGCGGCGGCGTCGAGTGATCTTTCAGCGATCGCCGGTGCGCGCCGAGAGCGAGCCACGGGTCGAGTCCGGGGAGCTCACGCAGCGCGGTGCACAGGACGCGCGTGTAGTCGTCCTCGAAGAACCCGACCCACGTCCCTACCGACTCGGTGAGAATGTCGACTCGGTCGCCGGCCGCGGCGTATAACTCGGCGATCACCGGTTCCGGATTCTTCGTGTACCGGTTGCGGGAGCAGATCGCGTCGAGATGGATGGTGAGCATCGTCTCGCGGGAGAGTCTGGTCATGGCCGGTATGTTCCTTCCTCCGGCCGAGAGGAATCGATTCTACGTGAGCGCGCTGACGTCGAGGAGTCGGTGTCGGTGGTTCACGGCAGGATCGGAACCGTGACGCCTGAACGACTCCTCGCCTTTGAAGCCGCCCATCCGACACATTCGCCCGCTCGTGACGAGCTGATCCGCCGCGAGCTTGGCATCACGCCGATCCGGTACGCCGTGCTGCTGATACGCGCGGCCGAGTCCGTCGACGGGATCGCCGCTCAGCCGATCACCGCGCGCCTCGTGCGCGAGCGGGCGCAATGGCGTGCAGAGGTCCGGGAGCGGCGGACGCGGCTGGCGGCGTGA